TCAATGGTTCCACGCTGGTAGTAGCTTGGTCCTTTGGCCATTTGTGAAGTAAATTAGTTACACAATTTGATAAAACATAGCACTGCTCTTGCAATGCCATGAGTAAAATAATTATATCTTCTCTACTTGTTTCCGGTCTTTTTAATGCATCATGTATCTGTCTTAACTTCAGATCCTGTTCCATCGTCAATTCGGTAATCGGCGGTGGGGGTCCATAGTTTCGGTTCTTGTTTGTTGAAGTCATAATCATCTACTGTAAGGATACGTGCCAGTCTAGCATTCATTAATGCCGTCTCTTCATCCAACCCTTTATCTTTAAAAGCTTTTAGCACAGTTTTCCAACTGTATCCGTGTTCTTCAAATAAAGCAGTTGCTCGTTTAACTCCCAAACCAGGAACTCCACTGTATCCATCAGTATTGTCTCCAGCAATTGATTGCACTAGATGCCATTTAGGTCCGTTGAACTCATTGATGAGAGTGGTTTCTTCCATATTGTATAACATCCCAGGTATTTGTCTCATATCCTTATCAGGTGAGCAAATAATATTTCCTGGGTATTTGGTAGCATAAACGCCCATACTATCGTCTGCTTCAAGTGTTGGTATGATAATTACTTCATACCTTTTCTTTAACTCATTGATAACACGTTTATAGCCACATGGCTTCTTACGATTACGGTGACCTTTGTAAGACTTTTCTATTTTCTTTCGGAAATTTTTAGAGTCAGAGAAAAATAAAACAACCTCTGGTGTATCCCAAAGGAAATGATTTTTGATCTTGTTTATTTCTCGTATAGTAGCGTTTAGTGCATCTGTGAACCTGCTAGTAACTACAATTACGTCATCACCGAAATCTATCTCTGTTTCTGCTGCAGCTGCACATTTGTATACAACATAATCAGCATCATAAAATAATTTCATAGGTGGTTAGTGGACTTCTGCCCAATTTTTACCTGACTTTGACTCCGCTGCTATAGGAAGTCTCAGGTTATAATATTCACCAGCTTGTACAGCAGTTAATTCAAGTAAGAACTTTAAATCATTTACTGATGCTGGTATAGTTTCATACTGTAATTCATCATGTATGAAACCAAGTTGATGAGAGTGACTATCTAACTGTGCGTCAGCTAGTACCATCCATCTTTTGGCGATGATCGCCGCCGATCCTTGGAGGAGGTAGTTGAGAGCGACGTGCCCTTTGTCAACGCTGATATTACGACCGTCGAGTCCACGGACATAACCTCTTTCCGCAGCCCGTTTAACAGCCTTAAGCAGATCGGAAAGACCCGGAATGGCATCAACAAACGCTTTGCGTATTTCTTTACCCTTTCTTTTTGATTGAGTTTCCCCAAGGCTACCATCGAAGGATGTGCCGATTTTTTGATCTCCTGCTCCATATAAAAATGCGTAGGTAACTGTTTTAACTTGTCTTCGACTAATGCCAATTTTATCAGCATTTTCTTGGTGGATGTCCCCGTTAAGTAGGATATCTGCGTACCTACCGCCGTCGTAACGTGCGAGATAATGAGCCAACATCCTAAGCTCAATGCCCGAAAGATCAGCACCGACCATAACCAAATTTGGTGAAGCTGTGAACAAACGTCTAAATCTTTCATCGCTCGGAACCTGACTTAAATTGGGATTACGGTGTGATGCTCTATGAGTAGCACAACCTACCGAACAATGGTGATGTATACGACTAGATGTCGTAACAAGCTTCTGCCATGCGTTCACGCCTTCGGATATCATTCCAAGCATCTTTGTCAGTTCCAGTACTCGGAGAAAACGAAGAGCAATATCCGTCCCAATATCCTTTAATACGGTCTCGTCTATAACCGCCTTCCCTGAATTCGTCAGTGAGGATGGTTGCCAACCGCAATGTGTGGAAAGTATCCATGCTATATGGTCTCTTGATTGTGGGTTAAAGTCTTTCAGTCTAGTAAACGACACACCTTTGACATAGCCAGTCCTTTGGTTATCTCGTTTGGGCGTGAAAACTGCTCCGGCAACGTAAGGGAAATCTGCTCGAAGCTTGGCTTGAGTTGATTCCAGTTCTGTGCGGAGAGTTGATTCCAATTCTCTAGCTGATTTCTCATCGAAGTACCATCCGTGAATCTCTTGTTGAGTGAGTATAGTTGCTACCTGATGTTCTAGCGTGATCCATTCAGGTAAGGGGTGAAATGTTTCCATAACCGTCTAGTGACGTTTACATCTTGTGTGCAGTAATCCTCCATCTCTTGTGACCACTCTTTCCAATCAGTGTCTTTACTAAAGGCACCTTTGTACTCGCCTAATCTGTACCCGTATGCTTCGAGTGAGTGGCGACCGTAGAGCTGTAGAGGCATGTGTTTCCAATTTCGTTCCTTGTCTATAGACATAAGTCTGCTATGATACAACCTACTAAGTAGAAGGGTATCAACGATAACACCAGTGGGACGAAAGAAGGGATAAAGCTTCCTAATAAGTGGCAAATCATAGCCAATAATATTATGGCCCACGATGTAATCAGCTTGTTGGATGTACTGAACTGCTGTAGTGATAGGACTCGAAAGACCTTTACCGGGACACTGGTCATTGTATGAGAATGTCGATTCTGCTGCCGTGTCATAGTATGATATGCAATGTATTTCAGTAGCATCCTTGTATAGCCCATTAGCTTCAAGGTCGAATATAATACCTATTTCTTTTTCGGCCATTGGTAGGTTTTGTCAACAAACTTAGCTTTGTAAATTTGTTGTTGGGTAGGTGGATTAGGTTTCTTTAATATAGGTTTAGCAATATCACTTTTTCTAACACACCCATTTTCTTTATACCATGGGTGCTCATACCCGCCATCAAAAATCCGAGGCCGGGTTGAAAACTGGTGATCCCGTAGTTTCATGTTCAGTAAACCGTGATGTGTTTAAGTTAAATTTTATTTTTCCAGCGTAGCCAGTCTCACCTGAATAGCGGTTCTTAATAATTCTAAGAGTCGCAATGTCTCGTTCAGTTTCGCTTTGTTGGTTTCGTTCGATGCCGACAACTTGATCTGATAGTTGAGCAATGCTCGCAGATCCTCTGAGCTGACTAAGGGACACTTTGCCTCCCTCTTCGTGCGAAGTCCTATCATTTGATGTTCTCCTTAAATGTGATACAAGGAATAATGAAATGCCAGTACGTTCGACTAAGCTACGCAGCTTGGTCATGGTGATATCTATAGTTCTACGTTCATCACCATCAAGCCCACTTAATAATATACTAAGATGGTCTAGGAATACAATACGACACTCCAATCCACTGGCAAGGTATTCGATCCGATTGTAAATAATGTTCGGGTCAAAACTACCAAAGCCATCAAACAAGTAGAGATGCCAATTAGCAATGGTATTATGAAAATGCTCTTCGAGTTCTGTTTGGTCATGTTCTCCTATGTGTAGTGCTTTACCTACAGCTGTGGACATCAGTCCAAGTGCGGTGCGTCTGTTTGATTCCTCAAGTGCCAGGTACCCGACCCTTTCTCCTTTGGTGAGTAGGTTAACAGCAAGTTGACGACAGAACGTGGATTTTCCTTGTCCAGATCCTGAAGTAATAGTTGTAAGCTCTTGATACCTAATGCCGTGCAGTTTATCTTGTAAGCATTGGAAGGGATAGTCATGATCTGCTGGTGGGAGTGGTGTTGTAACTAATGTTTGAAGTGACTTGCCTTCTACGATACCGTCCGGTCTGTATTGTTCTGCATTCCATATAGCCTTTCTTATTGCTTCAGCATCGTTAGCTTGTAATGCATCTGATGCGTCCTTGTACTGTTCTAGTCGGGCTATCTTAACCTTGCCAACTGGTAATACAGTTGCCGCCTCTTCTGTTGCTTTTCTTCCTGCGTCATCATTGTCAAAGAAGAGAACGATCTCTTCATATCCTTGGAATAACGGGATTTGCTTTTGGATATCTTTCTTTGCGGAGGCTGCACCATGAGGTAAAGAGACCATCGGCCAACCTGACATAGCTTCATAACCGCTCGCAGCATCTAACTCACCTTCAAAAATAACGATCCGTTTACCGCTACTAGGAAATAAATGCTGAGCAAAGAGAGTATCAGTAGCCGTGCCTTCATAATAAAATTCTTTCTTTTTATTTTTTAGTTTGAATCCTTGAAGAACGCCATCCCCTGTAAAATATGGGAAGCGTAACGTGTTTCCATCTCTGAAAATCCTATAGAATTGACAAGTTTTTTCTGAGATGTTTCTTTTCTGCAGCCGTTCGGCTGAGCCTTGGTAGTGGACATCGGTTGCCATTTTATGAGAGTGAACTTCACCTTCTGCAGGTGTGTACGTGTGGCACACGAAACAGAATTTGTGACCATCAGAGTAAACTGAGTTAGCGTCTGATGAGCCACAATTATCACATGCTTCGTGATGACTAAATTCTGATTCGGTCATTAGACCAACCATTCAATTGGTATTTCGTGGAACGCACACCATGGGATCTTATATCGATCACACCACATAGCATACGTTGTCTTGGACTTCTTGGTGATATAATTGAAAGGACTTTGGAAGACCATGCGAATGTCCATGTCTGGATTTTGTTCGCATACATTTTTGATCTTCCTTCTGTCCTCGCTATCCCAATAGCCTTTACATTCTAGTATAGTTCCGTTTGGTAGTATAAAGTCTGGGTTATAATTATGAGCGATTTGATATGCAATCTTAACACTTTCATATTCATATGTAACCCCTAGGTTTGTTAATAAATCAGCGACCTTTTCTTCTAACTTAGACCGATACTTAGAAGTCTTCTTCTTCGGTCGTGTCATCTGTAGTAATAGTAACGTTCGGATCGCTTGTTTTAAAGCCTGAGGTTTTCCCGAATAGTTCAGCGACTTCGTTCGCATCTAAATCTCCTGTATCAACGCCAGCTTGTCCGTTTACTGAGACAACCTGTACACCAACCAACTTAAGAGAACTACCATAGGTAACCCCATCCCTGAGAATGTAAGGTTTCTGGTAGAAGCCCAGCTTAACAGTTGATCCACCGTATAATGGAGTCTTTGCATCGTTTAATATTGTGCCCTCCGTATCAACGACTGGTGGACGGTTCTCTTCGTTCCATGAGAACTTGAGTTTGTACTTACCCTCGGAGACCTCTTCCCATGGCGTTGGCTTGAGCGTGGATCTTCTGGGGTTTTTTAATTTTGATTCAGCCCACTTGAGTTGTTCGTTTCTCTCTTCTTCCAGTGTATCAACGATAGTCTCGTCAACAACTGCTGAGAGTGAATAACCAAACTTGCTAGGTGCAAGTATAGCTTGGAACCCATCAAGGGTAACAGGTTTGTCAGTCTTGTGAATAGTTCTACTCACCGGTTAATGCCTCCTCTAAGGATTGTGGTTCAGTAAGAGCGTCTAGCTCCTTTTCTAATTCTTTTTCGTAAGCTTCAATCTCTTTATGTCTAGCTTTAACAGCTTCAAGTTGAGATTGCTTAGCCTCTATCTCTGCCTTCTTTAATCTTTCTTCAGACACCACAACGATCATTGGTGGTGTAAAGAAGCTATCAAAGAATGATGAGCGGTTGTACATGTTAACAGAAAAAATAAGTTGAATCAATCACAGTCTCTGGTTCGAGATTACCTATGATTGGTGGTTCAGTCTCCGCTCCTATTTGATGAGCGAAGTCCGTAAGGTAGTCATGCTTAGCAAAGAGTTTCATATAAGTCTCTCTAACTAAAGATGACAATAAAGACATATCAGTAGCTCTACACAGTACGCTATCATGTATTAATGCAATAGGTTTATCGAATCTATCTACAGCTAGATGAAGTAGTGAGGCATCAAGAGAGTGGATCAGGTTGGGTGCAGTTGCAGCCTTGTGCCTGTTCTTATCTACCTCGTCTGTATCATCTGTAGCTACATTGACTATACATCTACCTAGTAATTGTAACTCTAACTTTTCTACATTCTTTTTCATTATTGTTTGATTAACAATGAAACCAGATGGTGTAGTCCAAGTTAATTTGTTATCACCACGTTTTAATGCATTAGCTACTTCTTTTTCTATCCAATTCATAACTGCTAATGCACCGGGAACTACAATCTTCATTGCATTCCTAACTGCTATAACAGTTTGAGTTAAATCTTCCTTACTAATCTCTATCCCTTTCTCTTTAAGTGCGTCACGAATGTACGACCTATTTGAGTAAGGTTTAGCATTGTAAGGTATAGTCATGACGGTTCTTTTAACCACCTTGCGGTCCATGACCTTGCGGATAGATTCAGGACATTCAGCTCTTGCGTGTTGAGCTACTACTTTGTATGCGTCTTGTGGCCTGTCAGACGGTAGCACATTGACGAGTTGTGCTGTCGATTTATCTCTCGCTAAACCAGCGAGGATCTGAAGACCACTACAGGTTGCATCACATGCTACATATAATCCTGTAGTTTGCCTAGTGTTGGTAACTACACAGTTATAATACTCATCACATGCTGCTAAGAATTGAAACGGTTCTTCTGCCCCTTCCCAATCCCCTATATTTCTATAAGGATCTTTAGCGATGCGACTTATGAG